GGTCGTTTCCGTTTTATTGTTGAGTTGTTGGCTTGGGCTATTAGTATTGGTTGCTCTATTACTATGGCACTTACCGTTCCGAACCCACCGTTACTGGTTTTATATCCTGTTTGGATTCTTGGCTGTGCTATGTATGCTTGGGCTAGCTATACTAGGAAATCATTTGGTATGCTTGCTAACTACATCTTGTTAACTACTATTGACACAATCGGTTTAATTAGAATGCTATGAATATATTTTATCTTGACCATAATCCTGTTAAGTGTGCTGAATATCATGTAGATAAGCACGTTGTCAAAATGATCCTTGAGTATTGCCAACTATTATCTACGGCACACCGTGTGATTGATGGTAAAGAAACAATTGCAGAATCCAAAACAGGCCGTAAAGTGAAACGTTGGATTTTACCTGATGAAAGAGAAACCACTCTCTATTCAGCTACACACATTAATCATCCATCGGCTATATGGTGCCGTGAAACAGCAGGTAATTACCATTGGCTCTATAAATTACTTACATCATTATGTGAAGAATACACCTATCGGTATGGTAAAGTACACAAGTGCCAATCCTCTGGTTTAGTAGATGCACTACAATTTCCACCCAATAATATTACCTCACATGAATTGTTTACACAACCTACACCTGCCATGCCTGATGCCTGTAAAGTGCCAAACGATTCATTAAAATCGTATCGTAACTACTATATCATGGAAAAACAAAGAATGTGGTCATGGAAAGGTAAGATAAATAAGAGAGAAGTTCCACCTTTTATGAAGGAATGGGCACAAAATGTTCGTGAAACACTTTCTTATGGATACAGTTAATGCCGTCATATGATTTTTTAAATAAAAATACCAACGAAATCGAAGAACACCGTATGTCATATACGGTGTTAGAACAATTCAAACTCGATAATCCCCACTTAGAATTACACATCTCTTTTGAAAACCTTCCAGTCATGTCGGATGGTACTCGATTGTCGGTTCCTGGTATGGGTAAACCAGATTCGACCTTTGAAAAATATGTCATTGGTCGTATGAAAGAACAAGTGGGTCACAATACAATCAAAGATGGTCACAAAACCAAGGCACCTAGAGAATGGTAATAGTGAACAACCAACTTCCACTTCTACTTAACATCAGGAGGTCAGATAATGGCAAAGTTAATCCTGTAGAACCTGCTTCTAAAATTCCAAAATATAATAATAACGATAGGAGTTTTAATGAGCAAAAAAAGAATGATGTCAAAACAACAGCGGCTATATTACGAATATCAAAACAAGGAAAAAATTCGGCAGGAATTGATCGAATATATAAAGTTACAAAGAGAAGTGGACCAATTAAAAGATTACAGGAAAAATAATGTTATTTGAAATCAAAGCTACTCGGTTTAATGAAGGTGATACAAAAACTTTTTATTATGATAATATGTCCAATATCTTAAAGGATGAGGATGGAAATGTTTTTGAATATCCACAAGAACAAAAAAAGTTAAACAACAGTTTAAAACCATACAAACCGTTTGACAAAAACAGGCCATTAAAAAAATCTAAATTAATTTCACATTTAAAAATTCAATTAGGTTTGAGTTGCAATTACTCTTGTGATTATTGTTCACAGAAATTTGTTGAAAGGCAACCAGAAACTTCCAAAAAAGACCTTGATGCTTTTATGGAAAAATTAGAGGCTTTACATTTCGATGAAGATATTGGATTAAAAATTGAATTTTGGGGTGGTGAACCTTTAGTTTATTGGAAAACATTAAAGCCATTGGCTGAAGCAATTGTACAAAAATTTGATTCCTGGAAAACAAAGCCTCGTTTAAGCATCATCACAAATGGATCAATCTTAACGGATGAAATTATTGATTGGTTGATGATGATGGACTTTGCTGTATCCATATCACATGATGGACCAGGTCAATTTGTCCGTGGACCAGATCCATTTGATGATCCTGAGAAAAAAGAAACGATTCTTGGGTTTTATAGAATGATGACTCGCCTTGGTAAAAGTTTTAGTTTTAACGCAATGCTTAATTCTAAAAATCAAAGCAGAAAAGAAATCTATGATTGGTTCGTGAATTTGACTGGTGATGAGAATGTTATCCTTGGTGAAGGTTCTTTGGTTGATGCCTATGATGAAGAAGGTATTTCAAACTCTTTACTTACAAAACAAGAACATTTTGAATTTAGAAAAAAAGCTTTTGGTGAATTATACGGCACTAATGGTAAAATAGGGTTTGCGGCTCAATTGGGTAAAATTGATGATTTAATTGAGTCCATTTTAAACCACAAAGAATCTAAATATTTGGGACAAAAATGTGGTATGGACGATGAACATACCATATCGGTAGATTTACGTGGAAATGTGATGACTTGTCAAAATGTCAGTTCTTTAGAAATCTCAAAGAATGGAGAATCTCACCATGGCGGTAATCTAAGTGATTATTCCAATGTAGAACTAAAATCGGTCACTCATTGGTCTAATCGTAAAGAATGTCCAGAATGTCCTGTATTACACATTTGCAAAGGTGCCTGTATGTTTTTGGATAAAAAGTTTTGGGATATTTCGTGTGCCAACGCTTATTCGGACAATGTGGCATTATTTGCCGCAGCATTCACATTGGTGACCAACGGATACGTTCCCACTTTAATTAAGAGTGATACTTTACCATTGGACAGGCAAGATATTTTTGGAGATATTTTTGAACACAAAGAAGAAACTAACCATAAAAAAATCATACCAATCAAAGTGGTAAAAGAAATTGTTGGTGAGGTGGATGATATTCCTGTATATGGTAAATCTCGTTTGGAAGTATAAATAGTACAATAAACAAACTTTAAAGAGTATTTAAATATGACATTACCATCATCCAACTCTGCAATATCAATAGAAGAAATCCAAAAGGAAGTTGAACTTGTTACAGAAACAACAACCAGTTTGGATTTTTTAAATGGTTATATAAAACCTGGTATACGGCCAGCCACACCAAATATGGCTGGATTTTGGGGATTAAAGTATTATCTACAAAATAATGCCGGTAATTGCAACGATGACAAGGTAAGTAATTGTAATTGTAATTGTGGTGGTGGTGTTTGTACAGCTATTCAATGTCGTACAACAAATAATTGTACAAACATTGGTGCTGCAAACTGTGACGTACAAAAATGGTTACAAACAGGTGACTGTAATATTGTACCTACTCCGAGATATAATTGCGTTAGTGACCAAAATTGTTTCTCTTATAATTGCAATTGTAGTAAAATTATTTGTACAAAACTATTTGAAATTGGTTTAATGAAACGGAGCATTTTTGAAGCCGATCAAGCCTTTGGTGAATATCTTATCAAAACAAATCCTGACATTTACAATGGTTATCGTGCTTGGGCCGAAATTGTTGTTGATTGGATGGAAGGCAAAGGCCCTAAAATGATGTTTTGGATGAGTGATGAAAAATTTAGTATATCTGCTAAGAAGTGGTCGACCACTTGGGCTTACGATATTGCAACTCCTTGGGCTGAAGAAATGGCATATATGATGGGTGAAAAAGAAACCGGCAGTTTGGCGGGTAAAATGATCATGGTATTTGGTATACCTATTTGTAAAGGTATTGGGCTATGGAAACGTTGGTTTGGACCAAGTAAAAAACAACCAGGATTTTTAAAGGGCGCTTCACTTGTTATTATTTTTGTCATGTTTAAATTGGTTGCAGAACTTGGCCGAATGATTGAGAAACTTATACCAAAAAGGAGTGTCGTTTAATGAGAGAATTGAGAAAAACTTTCTTAGGAAAAGAAATTGAATTAGGCCCACTTGAAATAACAACAGAAGATGACGGTTCAAAATATATACACGACCATGTAACTTATTTTTTTGATGTAATTAGTTATGGAATTATATGTTCTCTCGACCAACGAGATAAAGAAAGATATTTTAAAATGATAACAGATCACGAAGAAATGATAACAAAATTATATGGGTATTCGATTCTTAATTCTAAGATATTTTTGCCTGTAGCTGTAAGAAATGGTATTGATAATAAATTAATCAAAGAATACAAAACATGGTTGGCTAACAAATGAGTGAAAACTGTAAAAATACTTTTACCAGTCTAGAATGTCTAGAAACATTTGACGGAAACACAGTTATCTTCAAAGAAGAATATTTGTGTAATTTCTTTAAAACCAAGTTTGAGAGAAAATATATGAGGTTAACACAAGAAGAAAAAGAAGAGGTTTCTTTTGTTGATCAAGAATATGGTGATTTATTGGATAAAGTATGGAGATTACCATTACAAGAAGCATTAAAAACAATGGGTGCAGATTGGGCGGCTCAAAGTGAAAAAAGAAATCCTGTAGAGGAATATCAACATGCTTTGTCTTTATCAAAAGACGCCGATTTATCAGAAGAAGCACATCAAGCAAAATTAGAAAGATTGAGAATTTCTGCAGAAATTTTTGCAAAAAATAATTAGTATTATTTTATATTATGAATCAGAGTCTTAAAACAAAAGAAGATAGAGATCGATATCATTGGTACCAAAATGCACAAAATATGTTTTGGCAAAGTCCAATTTGGGAAGAACAAACAAAATTTGATGAGAAGTTTAATGAAGTTTTGTTAGAAGAAATTTATAGCATTGGAAAAAATATTGTTTTGGGTGTGGACAAAGATCCACACAATAGTATATGGGACTACAGCAGACCAAATTTAAATATACTCAAACAAGAAATTATCGATATAGTAACAAAAAAAATTGCACAAAATATTCCACAACTTAGGATGTTAAACATCCGAGGGTGTGAACATTTCATGGGTTGGGTAAACGTGCGGGAACCAGGTGAACGCCTTGAAGTCCACGGACATACCGAATCAGCAATTGCTGCAACCTATTATATAAAAGCCAAAGAAGGTTGTGGTGATTTAGTGGCATTTGATTCATCACACGCAATCGATTGGGAAAATAATTGTTTGAGTGGCAGTCCTTTTATGCGAGCTCGAAGATTCAAACCAGTTGAAGGTAGATTAATATTTTTTCCATCATATGTGTTACATGGAGTCGATGAAAATAAATCCGATGATTTGAGAATTTCATTGTCTACCGATTTACGAAAAGTGGTCGAAAAAGATGCATCAAATACAGTTATTTTAAAAAGTTGGGCTGGCAGAATGGCTAAAATTAAAGAGTGGAAACTCGAATAATGTTTGCCAAGTTGGAAAAATCATTTGAAAAACCAATCTATGCAATTACCGATCCATTAAAAACATTTAGAGATGAAAATGGTAAAGGTATTGACTATAAAAAAGTTTGGTCACCTGAATCCGAAAAAATTTATGGATTTTTACCAAAAGAATATTGGCCAGATTTTCACTTGACAATAATGACAATTGACTGTATAATACCTCCACATACAGACACAGAAATCATTACCTCAATCAATTTTTATTTACAAACGGAAGGTTGTAAAACAACATTCTACACACCAAAGGTTTCTTTGCCCAAAACAACACAAATTGAAAATCAAACCAACGGACATATCTTTTTTGAGGAAGATTTAACGGAAATTGGTAGTTTTATTGCAAAAGACTTTGAGGTGTGGGTACTTGATGTGAGTAAAATACATGGTGTAAATGGTGAGTTTAAATTAAGAAAAGCATTGACCCTTGGAACTTTTGTACATAAGTATGAGGATGTAATTAAAATGTTAAAGGAAACTGGCAATGTCATTTGTTAAACTGAAACATCTGTACGAATATATGCCACACACAATTATACCAAAAGGTCAAGCTGATTCGTTTGCTGGGAAATATGGGTTAGGCGTAAGGCACAATACAATTTGGACACCAGAACCGGAACGTGAAACTCTGTATAAAGTTATTCCTGAAAGATATTGGAAGGACTTTCAAGTTACAAGAATGTCGATAAATTGTTTGTTATTACCTCATGTAGATAATGATTTTATAACAACAATTAATTTTTATTATGAACCAGGAGATTATAAAACAATTTTTTGGAAAGCAAAACCTGGAGCAAATTCTTGGAAAACAGAAGAAGATAGGCACACAGGTGTTACAACTTCCAACATGGAAGCAAAAGATATTGATGTTGAAGATTTAAAAACTAAAGTTAAAGAGTTTGTAGCTGAAAAGAAAAATATGCCAACCTGTGAAGAAATTACATATGTCGATGCTGTATACACTTTTGATGATGTATATGAAATCGGTTCATTTGTTGCCAATAAAAATGAGGCATATTTGTTAGATGTTCGAGTAGCACACAATGTTGAACCGTTGGATGGTACAAAACTCAGAAAAGCATTTGCTTTGAGAACCCGACATTATGATTATGGACAAGTATATGAAATGTTACAAGAAACTGGAAACTTATAAAGGAAATAAAAATGTTTTTTGAGAAATTAGATTACACCGTTGACATTGAAAAATTAAAAAAAGAAGTGCGTGAAAGTGTATTTACTTTAGGTGACCAAGTTATACAAGGTGAAGAATTTGAAACACCAAAATATCATGGCTTTGGTGGGTGGAGTTTATTAAGTCGGAATGCCACATGGACTGATGGATGGGAAGCAATTCAATTGGAACAAGGTCAGTCGTTGGAATCTTTTTTACCTACTCAGGAATTGATTTACAAAGCCTACAAACATTTTAATCTTTACCATGGTTTAGAACACGATAAACCAACCGAAGCATATGTTGGTGAAATTAAAAAAGTAATAGATGATATTCGTGACTTAGGATTTTATCCTTGCAGAGCTAGAGTTTCGTGTTTGAAAGCCCATTCAAAAAGCTTGGTGCACAGAGATGCAGATTCTTCGGAATATATGACACGCATTCACATTCCACTATGGACAAATGAAAAATGTGTGCATATTTGTCAAGGTAAAAATTTACATTTACCAGCAGATGGAAGTGTTTGGATGCTTTGGACAAACCTTTGGCACCAAATTAGAAACGATTCTGATGAGGATCGGTATCATATAATTATGGACGCATACGACACAAAGAAAATTACAAAATATTGTAAATATGAAGGAGATTTTGAATTATATCATAACTATGTGCGTGGCCAAATGGAAAAAATTGACAATGTTGAATTGACAGAAGAAGATATTGATTTCTTTGAAGCAATTAAAGAAAAATATTTGGCCAAAAAATAAATGGATGATCGTCATGGTATCATTTTTACTGGTATGGAAAGAACCAGAACAATCAGCCGTCCTGCGGGTGCAGTGCGACTAAGAACTTTTTTAGAAAAACACAATTACAATATTGAAGTTATAGATTATTTTGGTAATTTTACTGAGAAAGAACTAGAATTACTTTGTGAAAAATATATTGGACCAAAAACTTTGTTTGTTGGTATCAGTATAACATTCATATATGCATTCGATAAAATTAATTATCTATTCAAACACATCAAAGAAAAATATCCAAAAGTACAAACACTAATTGGTGGTAGTGAAACTCCTATTGAAGGTGTTGATTTGACTCAAGTAGATAGAATTGTTTGGGGTTATGCTGAAGAAGCCATGTTGCATTACATGAAGTTTCTTAGTAGAAAGCTTTTAAACGATTTACCGTGGGTGCCTTATCGTGGAACAAAATCAATTAATGCAGAGATGTTATATAAGAATGATTCTAGTGACCTTACAATTAAATGGATAGAAGGTGATTTAATTAAAAACAATTTTTTGCCTATTGAAATTAGCCGAGGTTGTATTTTCAGATGTAGATTTTGTTCATTTCCATTACTAGGTAAAAAAAAGAATGATTACATTCGCCATGTGGATAATCTATCTGCGGAGTTGAGGAGAAATTATGAAATGTTTGGTGTCAATAATTACTGGTTTAATGATGACACATTTAATGACAATGTGGTCAAATTAGAATATGTCGCTGAAGCAATAGCTAAGAGTGGTGTAAAAATAACATACACAGCTTTTCTAAGGGCTGATTTGATTGAGGCTTTTCCAGAAACTATTCCCATGTTGGGTGATACTGGTCTTGTTGCTGCAACCTTTGGATTGGAAACATTTCATCCAGAAGCAAAGAAAGCCATTGGCAAAGGATTAGATAATGAAAGGCAGTTTGAAGCAATTAGACAATTAAAGAAATACAAACCAATTTATACTTACACGGGTATGATTTGTGGATTACCAGGAGAACCAATTTCTAGTGTATTAAATAGTCAAAAAATGTTGATTGAACAAAACTTTGAGGTGTTTGATAATTGGGATTGGTGGCCACTTTTAATTAGAAAAGGTTCAATAAGCCGTTTAAGTGAATTTGAAAAAGAATATGCTAAATGGGGATATTCTGAAATGTTACCTGGAGAATATACTATTCCGGCTGGAGAAACCGATACAAAATATGGAAATGAAAATGATGGTGTGATGGTGTGGAAAAGTAAATTTGCAAATTGGTATACCTGTAGAGCGATTGCCAATAATTTAAATATGGAAACAGAAAAACATAGAATTAAAGCTGGAAAATCCATATATGGAAATGCAGATAAAGGAGTTAGTATCAACCATGATGTTTATGAACTAGTTGGTTTGGGTGTTGATGTTAAAGATATTATTGATGGTAATTTTGATAAAAGCTTTTTAAATAGAAAAATACAAGAAGCTGACCAAACCATTCTAGAATATAAAAAATTAAAGTTGGGATTATTATGATTTGGACAAAAGAAGAAATATCAATCGCAGATGAGTTGATAGAAATTGCACCAAAATTACGTGACGAATTTTTAGATTATCATAAAGATTTTCACACCACATTCAAAGGCGGTATATCATATGCTGCAGCCAACCCCCTAACAATTCTAACAGATGAAGAAAAATCTATTTGGAAAGTGGAAGGACTGAGATATGTTTGTCGAGATCAAAAAGTTGAACGAAATATGTTTTTGGATCCAAAAGTATCAAAAGTATTTCCAACAGCAACAGCACTAACAAAAAAATATATTGACTATTGTGGTTGTAGTGGTTATAGTGTTTTGGAACCTGGAGGAGTAATTCATAGCCATTCGGATATTGAAAATACTTCACACTCCACCATTAGAATACACATACCATTAATTATACCTGAAGGTGATGTTTGCCTTGAAACTGGAGGTGTTAAAAATGATTGGTCAAATTTATTCGCTTTTGATAATGGAGAATTGCATAGTGCATACAACAGAACAAACAAGAGAAGGTTAATTTATATCATAGATATAGCTAGATCATTTTTATCAATACCGAGTTGGGGTCTTAAAATTACTTCAATTTCAATACCTAAAGTTTAAAATAATGTTTAATTACTGCCCACCAAAACAATTACAAGATTTACAATCAGAAACTTTTCCTGATGGTAAACGTTTTTATAAACTACCTGATGGTACAAAACTACCATCTGTCACCACGGTGATTGGTGCTCAAAAGAAACATATCTTTCAAGCATGGCGTAACAAAGTTGGTGAAGATGTTGCTAATGCCATCACTAAAAAAGCCACCTCTCGTGGTACAAATGTTCATACATTATGTGAACGATATCTAAACAATGAATCATTAGGTGATATTATGCCTGATGCTCAAGAAATGTTTTTATCAATTAAGCCAGAATTGAATCGTATCAACAACATTCACTACCAAGAACAGGCACTTTGGTCAACACAATTAAAGATGGCAGGCCGAGTGGATTGTATTGCTGAGTTTGATGGTGTGCTTTCGGTAATTGATTTTAAAACATCCAAAAAAATTAAGAGCCATGAGGACATTGAAGATTACTTTTGGCAAACATCTGCCTACGCCTTGATGTATGAGGAGTTGATTGGTCAACCTATCCATGACTTGGTTATCGTCATGGCCGTTGAGGATTCGAGTCCTATCGTATTCAAACAAAAGACCGAGGACCATATCACAGGCCTAGTCAATGCCATTTCATATTATGAAAAAAGTGGTAAACATTAAGTAAGCTGGTTGCCTATATAAGTATAAACACTTATAATAGGACACTATGAACAAATATTGGAAAAAACTCTGCACTCCCGAGCAGAACGAAAGACAGTACGGGGCTTTAAAATTTTTGGCTGGTGGTCTAAGTTTTCTTTTTGTTATTTGGTTACTAGAAAGGATACTGTAATGCCTAGCAAAGATTGTGTAAAAGAGTATAAAGTAAAAAGTTTTGCTTTCTACATGGGTGCCTGTGCATTTGCTGTAGGTGTGTTAACATTACTTTTTATATTGAAGTAATTCGTAGAAGTTGTTTCAAAGTTGTTGTGGACGGCGGTTCAATTCCGCCCACCTCCACCAAAAGTATCGCTGACGAACCGAGTTATCGGTAGCAAACACTACAAGTGGCAGCATACTTCTGATGGGGGTGAAAGGTTTCGACATGGCAATAATTAGAACAATGGAGAATCGTCAAAGCTAAAGACGTTAGGGTTGGGGGATACTCGGCCGAAGAAGCAAAACCTTAAATGCAAACGATAATAAGTATGCACTTGCTGCCTAATAGGTAAGCGGAGTTTCGCCAGGTGAACTTAGCAACAGAATCACCTGGATAAATAAAACACCAGCAACACACAAACCGCTGGTAATACACATAAACACACACACAAGGAGAAGTAAATGAGTATGACACCATACGAGATACGGCTAGAACTCTTAAAAATGGCCAAAGATATGCTAACTGATGATTATCACACTAGACATGATTCTCTACAACAGCAATGGCATACACAGGTAGATGCAGCAAAAATTGCTGGCACATCATCACCTGATTTCCCGGCGTTACCGCCATTCCCCACAGAAGATGAAATTGTAAAGAAAGCGGAAGCTCTCAATCAATTCGTTTCTCAAACCACTCCACAACCTGAAGTTAAAATAAAATCGAAAACAAATTCGTAATTGGAGACCAAGGCGGTCAGATGTTTGGCCGCCGCAATCAATAAGGAAGAAAGATGTTTAAATTTAACACACAGAAGTTTAACACATTAGCAGTAGTATTAGCAGTATTAACAATAGTATATACAGCACCAACTCTTTCGAGAGAGTTTATTACAAATGCAACACAGAAACAAGTATCAGCAGATTATCAAAAGCAAATTGAATGCCTTGCTAAAAATATCTATTATGAATCTGCAGGTGAATCTTATGAGGGCAAATTAGCCGTAGCACAGGTCACAATGAATCGTGTTAATAGTGGCATTTTTCCACGAGATATATGTTCAGTTGTTTATCAGAAAACAACGGATCAAAATTTAAGAACCGTGTGCCAATTTTCATGGACCTGTATGGTCAAAGAAATGGTACACATACATGATCGGTATAGATGGGAAGAATCTCATTTAATTGCTAAAAGAGCATTGACAGTTCCCGTCCTACATGATAAAATATCAGAAACAAATGCATTGTATTACCATGCAGTTTATGTAAATCCTGGTTGGAATAAACAAAAGGTTGTAACAAAAATAGGTAATCATATATTTTATAGTAGAATTTAAATTATGCCTAATCGTGAAGAAATTAAAAAATTTAGTATGATGATTGAAAATTTGGTGGCAGAAAATAGTTTAGGTTATATGGACGCTATCTGCCACCATTGCAAAGAAACTGGTTTGGAAATTGAAGTGGCTGCTACATTAATCTCACCTGCACTCAAAGCAAAGATTAAAGAAGAGGCACAAGATAATAATTTGTTAAAGAAAACATCCAGATTGCCAATTTAAGTTATGACGGAAAATACCGGTTTTGCCGCATATGCATTATGGAATGCCTTGAAGTTGCATTTTACTTCCGATTCATATGATTACTTTAAGTATAACGGAAAAACAAATGTATCTAAACAGACATTTACCACCAACAAATCAAAATATCATTTCTATAAACTATCCCGTAAATACAATTTAGAAGAACTCAAGGACTTTTATGTTGCCAATTTTATACAAGGCAAAGGTGATTGGGTAGGCGATTTACTTCAGGATGGTGACGAGAATTATACCAAGTGGCAAAAAACTCAACAGAGCTTGACATATACCTTTGAGAATGATATAATGTATATGTTTGATAGTGTTGATGGCGCTGAATTCTGGCGTATTGATGATTACTTTAAACCCATTGATGGTGGTTGGCCAATGTTAATTACCAAAATGATGCACGATAAGATTTCATTGGAAACAGTTTGTATCCTAGTTGATATATTTGGTTGTATGCCAAAATGGGAGAAACAAATTACAGAAGATATTATTTGGCCCACACACCGAAGAATTATAAAGAAATATACACCGTTTATATCATACGATAAAGAAAAGTATAAACAAATGTTAAAAGAAAAGATTAAAGAATATGCATAAGATTACCAAGATTTACTTGGACATGGATGGTGTGATTGCTGATTTCAATAAACGATACAAGGAATTGTACAAAATTGAACCGAAAGATGCCGACACATACAAAACATTTGACAAGTTTTTTACCATGTTTATTGCTGAGAGGCAGTTCGCCAAATTAGATTTAATGCCTGATGCTATGGAGTTAATTAACTATCTCAGGTCATTAAAGATACCAACAGAGATTCTTTCTTCCACTTCTTCTGAGAAGCGGGATGCAGAGATTCGGGAACAAAAGATTGAATGGTTGAAAAATCACAATATTGAATTCCCTGTAAACTTGGTTCCGGGTAAAAGATTTAAGAGAGATTTTTCTAATTCAAATTCACTATTGATTGATGATACTTCACAGAACATTGACCAATGGCGAGTTGAAGATGGTATTGGTATACTTCACACGGACGCCATTACTACCATCGGTATTTTGAAAATGTACACTTGACATTGGATAAATATTACTATATTATGAGAAGTATGTGGACAAGTCGTTTTTAATACACCGTTTATACACCGTTTATACGAAAGGAAGTAAATTATGAGTTCATTTGCGAACCTCAAACGCCAATCTGGCAACCTCGACAAACTATCTAAAGCAATCGAGGCACTTAATACCTCATCCGAAGGCAACGATAAATCAGATAACTACTGGCGCCCAGCCGTAGATAAATCTGGCAATGGCATGGCAACAATTCGTTTCCTACCAGCACCAGCAGTTGATGGTGATGATGCGTTACCATGGGTGAAGATTTTCTCACATGGATTTCAAGGTCCAGGTGGATGGTTAATTGATAATTGTTTAACCACCACTAATCAACAATGTCCTGTTTGTGAACATAATTCTGCATTATGGAATTCTGGTATTGAAGCAAATAAAGATATTGTCCGCAAACAAAAACGTAAACTAAATTACATTGCAAACGTTTATATTGTATCTGATCCTTCAAATAAAGAAAATGAAGGTAAAGTATTTTTGTTTAAGTTTGGCAAGAAGATTTTTGATAAGATTTCTGAAGCCATGAATCCACAATTTGAAGATGAACAAGCAATCAATCCATTTGATATGTGGAAAGGTGCAAACTTCAAGTTAAAGATTCGTAAGGTTGAAGGTTACCAGAATTATGATAAGTCTGAATTTGAATCGCCTGCTGCTTTGTTGAATGACGATGAAGAACTGGAGAAAATTTGGAAGTCTGAACATTCTCTACAGGAACTCTTAAAAGATGGTGAGTTCAAGTCGTATGATGCTTTGAAGCAACGCTTAGATAAAGTTCTTGGTCTCAATGGTGAAGCACCACGCACAACCGTAGAACAAGCCAAAGCTAAGCCTGCACCTAAACCTGTTGCAGAAGATTCTCCATTTAAAGATGATTCTGAAGATGATGATATGGCTTATTTCAGCAAACTCGCTGAAGAAAATTAATGATGGGTTGTTTGTGATTTTTTAACTTTGATTGAAAGGAAGTAAAATGAAGTATCTCGTATCTCTACTCGCAGCTGCATTTGCAGTAACCGCCTTTGCTCAAGCTCCTAAGAAAGAAGAGCCAAAGAAAGAAGCTCCAAAAGCAGAAGTTAAGAAAGAAGAAAA